CGCGAGGCAGATGCAGCGGCTTACGCTGCAAACAAAGCAGCCGAGGATAAAGCGGCAGAGGATAAGGCAACTGCTAAGGCTGCGCTACTAGATCGACTAGGCATTACTGCTGAGGAAGCGGCGCTTCTACTGGCATGAAGTACAAGCTATGCAAGGCTGGAATCCAATTAAGGGAACAGTTCGATGATTCTTACCCGTCAAGAGATAGAACCTCAGATGGGTGGATTGGCGATACCCGTCATTCAGCGCGTACTTCTGATCACAATCCTGATGCAAAGGGTATCGTGCGAGCCATTGATATTGACCGGGATTTATCTGGTAAAACAAAGCCCGACCTCATGCCTGACCTTGCAGATCAGATTCGACTCTGCGCAAAGTCTGACAAGAGAATTAGTTACATCATATTCAACGGCAAAATTGCTTCCCCTCGCATGGGGTGGCGCTGGCGCAAGTATTCTGGAATCAATCCGCATACTAAGCATTGCCATATTTCTTTCACTCCAAAGGGCGATACAGATGGTTCGTTCTTTTTTATACCCATGTTAGGCGGAACTAAATGAACATGAAAAATCCAGCAATCCTTACAGCAGGAGCATTTTTAGCTGCATGGGGAGCATCTAACTTTGCACTCGACTATCGCTCAGTTCTCTGGGCGGTTCTAGCAGGCGTGTTCGGATACGCAACTCCTAAACGATGAGCGCAGTTGACCTCGCAGCTTGGGCTGTAGGAGTAATCACAGTCCTTGGTGGCGTGGCAACTTATACACAGTTTATGATTAAGCATTACCTGACAGAACTTAAGCCCAACGGCGGTTCAAGTATTAAGGATCAGGTGAACCGATTAGAAACGCGTGTCGATACCATAATCGAGATGTTAGGTAAGTAACACTTATCTCATGGCAAGAACTAAGAAGGTTATTGACCTAGATGCGTACTCAGCTCTAGACCAATATTGCATTGCTCTGCATGTTTATTACACCAGTCTGCGTAAGGCTGGCTTCTCTACAGACATGGCGTTCTGGCTTCTGCTAGATCGTGAGTCTTACCCTGACTGGATTCTGCCTGCTAAACCCATCGAGAAAATCTCGGGTAATGACTATGAGGATGATGACGAGGATTAATGACAGTCAAAAGAATTGCTTGGATTTCAGATATTCAAGCCCCGTTCTTTCATGAAGCAGCAGTCAAAAATCTAGGCAAGTTTCTTAAGGTTTACAAGCCTCACCAAACCATCTGTATTGGCGATGAGATTGACCTTCCTCAGCTTGGGGGCTTCGCGCAACCATGGCAAGAGGTAGAAGGCAACATTGATGAGGATCGTAAACTTACTTTAGAGATTCTTGAATATCTTGGTGTTACCGATGTGGTCGGCTCTAATCATGGCGCTCGCGTTTACAAGTCTCTATCTCGCAGACTCCCAGCATTTATGAACCTTCCAGAGCTGCGCTATGACAAGTTTATGGGTTATGACAAGGCAGGGATTAAGTACCATCCCAATGGCTTCGACTTTGCTCCAGGGTGGCACACCTGCCATGGAGATGCTTTTCCACTATCCAATAAGCCAGGTCAAACGGCCTTAAATGGTGCAATGCGGATGGGTAAATCAATCGTCTCGGGTCACACGCACAGACTTGGGCTATCTGCCCATTCTGAAGCCTCTGGGGGGCGCTACGGGCGCATTGTATGGGGAGTCGAAGTAGGAAACCTTGTAGACCTATCAAGCCCTGGAATGGGCTATACCAAGGGTTACGCCAACTGGCAGATGGGATTCGTAGTAGGCACTTTGCATGGCAAGCGATTCACGCCTGAACTTATCCCTATTGACCCTAGAGATGGGTCATTCATCTATCAAGGCAAGCGTTATGGATGATTTATATGTCGACATTAAACGCACTATTGATGACCAAGTGGATGAAACAGAATTGTTACCGTTTCGTTATCTAAATCTAATCGACCAAGAGCTGCCACTAGGGTAACTTTCTCTTAGTGCCGAAGTACGGCGCGAAGGGAGCAAGATGATTACCAATCACGATCACATAGTTCTAATCTCAATGCTTATCGGCTCATTGCCAGGATTTTTAATTGGCTACGCTAAAGGCCATGAACACGGCAAGATTCAGGGCAAGATTAACGCCCGCAAACTAATCAAGGCACAGACCCAGCACCAGGTGAATCGATGATTGCCGGTGACTACCTCAATGAAGCAAGAGCTATTATCCAGGACAGAGGACTTGATTACGGTCACCCGTCAGACAATATGTCAAGGACAGCAGCACTCTGGAGCGCATACCTCGAAATGCCAGTTACGGATTATCAAGTGGCAATGTGTTTGGCATTGGTCAAAATCGCAAGGTCAATGGAATCTCCAAAGCCAGACAATTACATCGATGGCGCAGCGTACTTTGCTATAGCCGGTCAACTGCACACAGAGGAGAATGAACTATATGTTTAATTTAGATGATTACGAGACAGTCGAGGAACGATTAGTTAAATACTGGAAGGATCACCCAGATGGTCAGATTCATACGAAGTTGTTGGATTCAACTGCTACTAGGTTTATCGTTGAAGCTAGTATCTATAGAACTGAAGCAGACTCTAGGCCTTGGACAACTGGCCTTGCTGAGGAAACAGTCCAAGGTCGCGGAGTTAACGCTACTTCTGCCCTTGAAAATTGCGAGACAAGTGCGATTGGCCGCGCACTCGCAAATGCAGGCTACGCTACTAAAGGAAAGAGAGCGAGTCGCGAGGAAATGTCTAAAGTTGCTGCAAGCCAGCAAGTCAAGTCAAACCTCGAGCAAGTAAAGGCAAAGATGGCAGATACATCGAGGGAATACATACCAGTACCAAAGGAAAGTGATCCATGGACAGTAGAAGTAACGGCACCAGTTCAGACTATGCAACAAGCAGTAGAGATGGTGAAGGATGTCCTTGGTGGCACTCCGATAGACGAGAGCTGCATCCATGGTGCCCGGATATGGAAAACCGGAACTTCTAAGGCCGGCAAAGCTTGGGGCATGTGGAAGTGTTCAGCAGCAATAACTCGAGATATGCCTGGGGGAGATGCAAAGCCTTGTGATCCAATCTGGTATGAAATCAGCAAAGATGGAACATGGAAGCCGCAGGTGAATCGTGGGTAAATTATATTTCCAGAATCAGGATAACGAGTGGGAGCAATTCCCGACAGACCAGGAACTTTACATGGCTAGACAATCAGCCCATGACTTACAAGCTCTTGGGTTCGCCATTATTTGCCAGTTATGTAATGAACCCCCAACAGTCTCTCAAATTAAGCTGAGAGCCTTACAGAACTCTTGGAAGTGTGACAAGTGCGGCACTATGAATTCAGCAGGCAAGGCATGAGACACACATATAACTTTCAATCCTCTTGGGGATATACCAACTGCTCAATCTGCGATGCAGATCGATTATGCAATGAGTATCTACGCGAGGATGGATTAGTGGTTTGGTTGTGTAGCGCATGTGAGAACACTTTGCGCGTATGACACGACATAGAAAGGATCGAGGCTTTTGTACCGAAAGAGTGGTAGCCCAATATCTCTCTCAGTGGTGGAGAAGCGCAAGCATCGGCCGAGGGGCTGGTAAGGATATACACAATGTTCCGTTCGACATTGAGGTAAAGGCGCGAGCCGACTTCAAGCCCCAAGAGTGGTTGCGTCAAGTTATCAAGAGGTCAGACCGTAAAGAGCTGTCTGCCGTGGTGGTTCGCTGTAATGGCATGGGCGAGGATGCTGCTCAGTATCTTGCATTTATGCGATTTGATGACTTGGTGCAATTACTTCTAAGAGCAGGTTACGGCGATATACAGAAAGATTCGGTAGAATTAGAGCCTGAGAGATGCGCTATATGCGGATCGTGGAAGTTAAAGGAAGTCCCATGCCGGACATGCGAGAAGTTGCCTAATGCCGATATATGAATTCGAATGTACCAACGAGGACTGCGAGGCTAACTTGCGGTACGAGAAGGAGTATCCAATCAATGAATTACATGATCCGAAATGCCAGTTCTGCCACAGCTCGATGCAAAAGATTTATAGCGTTCCAGGTATCCAATTTAAGGGCTCAGGTTTCTACAGCACAGATTCAAGATAGTTATGCACACCTGTGGATAAGTAGGGTACGAAACTTACTTACACGCTCACGACACGCCCAGTTTATCCACATGCTTGACCATGCCTGTACACTCTTGGCTAGAGCCCTCAGGGGCTCAGAGCGGGCGCTTAAGCGGATAGCCCGCTCGGTAGCAATCGTTATTGGGATATCTCTATGCTTACCCATGAGTCACGCTACAAGTGGCTCAATAGAAGCAATACATCCCAAGGATTATGTACGATTGATATTGGATAAGAGAGAAGCTGTATGTCTCTCAAGATTGATAGGTAAAGAAAGTGCCTGGAATTCAAAGGCAATAGGAAACCTATCTAGTCCTAATAAAGTCTATGGACTATTACAGCTAAAGAACCCTATCGTTAAGGACAAGAGTCCAATAGAGCAGATACACTTTGGACTGAAGTACATCGATCATAGATATCAAGGCGATACATGCAAGGCATGGAAGCATTGGAAGGACAACGGATGGCACTAATCAAGAAGCTTCTATGTTACTTATTCAAGCATCGATGGTTATATATACCTTATGACAATATCCATTACGCCTTATGCGATAGATGTAACAAGAGTGTCTATTTACATGAGTAGCCTTAAAGGTACTGGGTCAAGTAACAAGTGGCGCAAGATAAGGGAACAGATCATCAGACGAGATGGATGTTGCCAGATGTGCGGGTCAGATGAACGCTTAAGTGTTGACCACATAGTACCCCGTACCCTTGGTGGGGATGATAACCCTAATAATTTGCAAGTATTATGCTCTAGTTGCAATTCAAGCAAGGGGGGTAGGTTTTTTGATAGGGCAAGGACACCCCCGACCCTTCCTGTTTCTTTTTACCCCAAAAATGACTCAAACAGCCACTATCGGCTTGAACAGGATGAGAAACAGTCATGACGGCTGAAATCGTCTCTATCGGGCTGCAATCGGCTGAGGTAGGGGTAACAGAAGTACGATATGGCTCCCAGACTCCTAGAATCCGGTCAAAGCCTAGTGATCTACCTAGTCGAGGCGATGAGATGATTCAGTTCTGCATCGATATCGGTTTCCCATTGCTACCTTGGCAGGAGCAACTAGCTCGAGACTGCCTGAGATACAAGCCGGATAACAGATGGCTACATCCACTTATAGGAATCATGCTTCCGCGCCAGCAGGGTAAGTCGACCTTCATGGCGCTGCGAATCCTCTTTGGCATCTATGTTCTGGGCGAGAAAATGCACCTGGCCACAGCTCATAAGTTAACCACCTCATCGGAAATCTTTTTCAAGGTGTCGGAGATTATCGAGAACAGCCAACTGCTTCTGGATAACTTCGCCAAGAAATATGAATCTAAGGGATCGCAGGAGATTCGGTTTAAGAATAAGGCTCGCTACCTAATCAGAGCCGGAAACTCAGCTGCTCGAGGTATTGCCGCGCCGGATGTAATCCATATCGATGAACTTCGAGAATTCGACACCGAGGATGTCTGGAGTTCGATGCGATTTACGCAAATGTCAAACAGCAACCCGCAAGCATATGTTTATAGCAATGCAGGCCACGCCAATTCGGTTCTACTGCATAAGTTTAGAGAACGCGGCCTTGCAGCTAGTGAAGGGGCAGATGATTCTATTGGCTGGTTCGAATGGAGTGCTGAACCCGGAGCCGAGATAACTGATAAAGAAGCCTGGTACCAGAGCAATCCCAGTTTAGGCCATACAGTCCATGAGGATAATATCAAGGACAGTTTATCGGATCGTGAGGATATCTTTAGAACGGAAATCCTTTGCCAGTTCGTCTCGATGATTAACCCGGTCATCTCAGAAGCCGAATGGAAAAAATGCAAGGTCGAGGATTTACCTCAGCTGAACACGGAACACGATACTTGGATGGCTATCGATCTAAGTCCAGACCGAAAGCATGGGTCATTAGTCGCAGGCCAGAGAATTGACGGAAATAGGTTTATGGTCAGCCTTCTCCATACTTGGTTTAACCCGGTTAACCTCGATGATAAAGAAATGGCTAACGATATTGCTTATTGGGTTCGCAAGTTCCCAGTTAATGCCGTTGCCTATAGCAAGTCGACAGCCTCAGCAGTTGCAGCTCGATTATCACCAGCCGGAATTCCAGTTCATGAAATTACAGGCCAGGAGTATCAGCAATCGTGCGATGAGTTCGTCTCGGCGGTTTCATCGATGCGCCTTGCCCATTCGGATCAAGAGGAACTAACTAAGCAAGTTCTCAGCGCCGTTAAATTAACTCGAGGAGATGGCGGTTGGGTTATGGGGCGCAAGCAAAGCGGAATAGTCTGCGGGGCAGTTGCTTCAGCAATGGTGACTCACTTTGCGACACGCGCCGAATCTGAAGTAGACATCCAGATAGGATAATGTCTAGACAGTAGCGTATAATATGTCCAATGGGAATCCGGGACATTTTTACATCTAAGCCACCAGTCGAGATTACAGTCGATGCGGCTTCTGCTCCAGCGCCGTTTAATAACACGGCTTCATTTAATCCTTTCGTATTTACTCAATCAGTTGCAACTCGTCAGACAGCCATGGCCGTTCCGACCATCGCACGCGCTAGAGGAATTATTTGCTCCACGCTCGCCGGGTTGCCTCTCGAGCAGTATTCAAAGCTTGATGGATCACATGTTCCAACACCAGCAGTAATTAACCAGCCAGACCCACGCGTTCCAGGTTCAGCAATCTACGCCTGGCTTGCCGAGGATCTCTGGCTAAGTGGTGTCGGATATGGTCAAGTCCTCGAGCAATATGGTGACACGGGCAGAGTTCGTGCTTGGACTCGCGTATCTCCTGATCGTGTAACTGTAAAGTTAAATGCTAATGAAACTGAAATTATTGGATATCAAGTAGATGGTTCAGTAGTTCCTAATCAAGGAGTCGGTTCACTTGTTGTGTTCTACGGCCTCGATGAAGGGTTACTCAATCGCGCAGGCCGCACAATCCGCGCAGCTCATGCACTCGAGCAGGCAGCAGAAACTTTTGCTAAAGAGCCAGTCCCACGTCAGGTTCTAAAGTCTAACGGTACTAATCTCCCAGCAGAAAGAATCTCAAAGCTTCTCGAGTCATGGAGAACCGCTCGCCTTACTAAATCAACAGCGTTCCTAAATGCTGATGTTGAATTGCAGGCGTTGGGCATCGATCCAGCCAAACTACAGCTGAATGAAGCTCGTCAATATGTCGCTCTGGAATTGGCTCGCGCCTGCAACCTT